TGAAACTAGTGTAGCTTTGAAATTTTATAGATTATTATTAATTGTCAAATCAGCGAAAAAAACAAATTATATTTTTGTATTTCCCATGTGTTTCTATGTATTTTAAAAATTAGTGGTAAGTTTTGCGGTAACAAAAAAAGAACAGCATTAGCTGTTCTAGAGATTCTGTTTAAAATCTTTAAGTTGCACGATTAGATTTTGCATAGCAGTTTCTGCTCGTTCGTCGGTATCTTCTCCCTCACTGTAATATCGATTGAATGAGATGTTATTAAAGTGAGCGCCTTTTTCTCCTAATTCGATAATCAAATCTTCAACTTCCTTGACCGTGTCACGATCTAAATTAGAGTGTTTTTGAATGAATTCAACTATTGGATTACCGCAATGGCGATTAGTTCAGTTAGACACTTTGCTGGACTAATATACCAGTAGCTAAAGCTAAGGCTTTAATGTGACGAACGGCTAGCCTATCTAGCTACTATCGCCAGCGTGCTGTAGCGACATTGGGCTAACTCCACTGATTTTTGATATCCTGTTCTGATTTGTATGATGCTGTTTTGCGAATAATTGCACGAAATTCATCTATTCTCACGTCCTCATAATTTATTGTTGAGTTGCTTAGTAGAAAATCTAACAATTCTGTTGCTTCTTCTTTGCTTAAAAACGATTTTTTTATAGCAATTTAATTTCCAAGCAGATCTCGGATTGTCTGCTTTTGGCTTTGTTCCATCGATATACCAAATGATGTATTCAGGTGCTAGAAAATTAACAACTCCTCCTTGACCTTGAGCACCAGTTGCTTCTCTAGTAATGATAAAGTGTAAAATTAAATGCTCAACTAAATCACAGTAAACCAACCGATTAGCTTTTTGTAGGTCAAATTCATAATTAAGTAGTTGGATAAAAGTTTTGTTAGAAATATCAGGTGCGCTAATTTCATCGATATGATGCACATAGAGACCTTCGTCAGTCCTTTGAATTGGATTTTTAGCAGGGCTCTTAATTTCTCCTTTTAAAAATCTTTCATAAGACTTTTCTTTGAAGTAGTCATCTTTAGCTGACCCATACTTTTTAAGCAAAAAAAGCTATGGCATCGTCATAGCTTAATTTTGAAAGCTTTTTATACTCTTCTAATTTTTGCGTCATGTGGTTTCTCCTAAATTTCTTTGAATTCATCATCAGCACTGTCATAATTGTAACCATAATCGCTGAATTTGACCACATCTTCAACGTTTGGCAAGTTGGCTGGATCACTAGCGTCGATTCCAAATCCAGCTAGCAAATCGAACTGAGCTTCCAAGGCGTTATTGCTCATCGTAGTACCTGAAACTTCTCTGTTGTAAACTGCTACATAGCTGTCAACTAATTCTTGTTTTGTCATGATATATCTCCTATTTTTAGCCATTTCAATCAATTCATTTAAGTCATCATCAGTTGTAAATTCATTTCTAATATATGCTCTGGCATTTGATTTTAAAACATAATATTTTCTTCTGGCTTTATTTTTAGCATCATTATTCCATTTATCACGCGATCGTTTTTGAGATTCAGTAGCCATTGTTCTCCTTACTTTCTTAGTAGATAAATTGCAATTATTATAGTTGGTATAATTAATAAATTTGAAATCTTTAAACTATAATTTCTGCAATTTTTATCAGCCGTTTTTGAGAATTTAATTAATTTCATTTTTATTTACGCAGTTTGCAAAATTTGATATGCTTAAACCAACGGCATTTCTGCCGTCAATCTAAGCATTGAGCTTATCGCTCAATTTCTAATGAGAAGCTTATCGAAGTTAAGGATATTTGGAAGGTTATCTTAACTTTTGAAAACTTCTTTTTATTTTGCTTTTCCAACTGCTTTCCTCCTTTCTTTAGTATATATTTATTATACGTTTAAACGTTTATAAAGTCAATGCTTTTTTTCAAAGTTTTTTTAACTTTTTTTATTAATTTGCAAAATTTTAAAATTGAGATTAAAATAAAAACCGTTATCAAGACTATTAGGAAAGGGATTTAAACTAATGGGAATACTAGAAAATAAAGACACTGTTTCAGATGATTATGTAAAAGAATTTATGAAACACAATACTCAACCACCAAAACATATGAAAGTTATTGCATTTCCAAATGTTAATTACGATTTATATGGGTATAAGAATGATAAAAGCGATATATTATACGAAGTAATAACAAGTGATAAAAAAACTGGTAAGATTATTGGAACTCCAAAGTATACAAAAGGAAAGCTATCAAAATTATTTGGATAAAAAAATAGCAAATAAAAAAAGCCCACACAATTATGTGTGAGCTTTTTCTTTATACTTATTTACCGCAACCGCCTTTGCCTTTCTTACCTTTAACCATGTTAACACCTCCTTTCTTTGCTATTGGTTATCTGTAGTACAAGATAGCCTGACCAGGATATATAGTTGCTTCAGAATTACCATGGAACACGTCAGGATTATTAGCGACAATGGTTGCTAGTCTATCTCCAATCTTATAAGAAATTCCGCTAGCAGTATCGCCAGGCTGTACGGTATAGACGTGCTGAGTGAGCCCGTTTGCGCCGTGGTCGTTGACAAGCAGTTTCTGCCCTGGATAGATCGTGGCATTTTTATTCCCGTGGAAAACATCAGAATTATTAGCAACAATGGTATCCATGCTATCTTTAGTCTTTGCACTGATAGCGCTGAGAGTGTCGCCTGATTGAATTACATATGTGATCGGTTTCCACTGTGACGTAGGCTGTGATGGTTGCTGTGGCTGTTCTTTTGGTGGTTGCCACGTGCCAGTGTTAGAGCCATCGACAAGCTTGCTAAAGAAATCGTAAGAACAGTCAACTCCGTAGTAGTTGTCAGTAAATTGCCATACTGAGCAGTTATCAACTCCAGGAGAACTAACACCGTAGTTAGCAACCCACAAACAGTTAGTATGCAAGGAGTTCTGATTAATTCTCCCTGAACTGAACCACGACTTCATGGAATAAACACCTAAGTTCTTAATTCCAGCGTTAGCACAAGCGTCAAGCCAAGTATTACAGTCGTCAGTCGCAGGATTAGGATTATTAGATCCATCTTCTTCATCTAAGAACGCAAAGTCAGTGTCAGGGTTAAGCCCTAAAGCATGATACTGCGTGATGAAGTTGTCGGCTTCTGTCAGCATATCATCGTGTCCATAGGCATAAGAGTAGTGATAAGCGTGAACTCGTAATCCAGCTGAACGGGCATTAGCTACCTGCGCTCCAGCTTTTGGGTTTTGAGAGTACGGATGACCTTTGCTACCAGCCGTAAGCTGGACGATTACAGCTTTAACTCCAGCACTTTTCATCTGCTGAAAAAAAGCCAGTGAACTATCTTGGAACTTCGCAACGTCAATTACTAAAGGAAAATCAGCCATTATTTAGCACCCCCATCTAATTCTTTGTTCTGTTCTGCTAGTTCTTGAGCTTTATCAGTACCAGCGGGCTCACTATCTTTAATAGCTTTGATGGTACTGTCGTCCATCTTTGGTAAGCTAGCGTCGCCCGTAAGCTTATCTTTAGGCTCATAGCTTGAGATGTTGATAGAATCGCTATTCTTGAGAATTTGATAAGCATACTCAGTAACATTTTCGATTGTCGTTTCTGAAACGCGGATTCCGTGATCGGTTGCAAAGTGAGCTAAGTCTTGCTCAGCTAAGCGACGGCGCTGGTCATCATCAAGTCCAGTCTGTTGTGCTGCGAAAGTAACCGCTGCTTTAGCTTGATTGTAAAGTGCTTGCTGACGATTAGTAAGATGGATAGACTTTAAAGTTGGTGCGATTAATTTGATGATAGCTGTGATAATTACTAAAGCGGTAGCTGGGTCGATAAGTTTAATTATTTCGTTCATTGTTAATCCTTTCTGTAGTCTGCTTATTGAGCAGGCGATTCAACTTGTTATTAAGTGATTGGTTAGTATCTTTTAAAGTTTTGATGATTGCTGACTGTTCTTCTACTCGGTCAGATAGCTTGCTGACTTGGTCACGTAAGTCATCACGTTGCTTTGTGATGATATCGATTTTGTCCAAGAGTTCGGGCATGTGATTAGCATAGGCAAGTTCTAAGTCAACCTTATTTTTCTGCTTGTCGCTAAGCTCCTTTTTCTTGTCTGAGTACCACGTGCCAGCAAAGGCTAGCGCACCTGTGATTACAGCAACAATGATTGCGTCACTCATAGTGATTGCCTCCAATCATCTCAACAAAAAGATTGATGATAAGAAAAATCATCAAGACTGATGATAGATGGAAAGGTATTCCAGGTGCGTTGGCATCGTGCCACATAAAAATGACAAGATAGGTCGTCCATACCCCTACCATTAGTGAGATAGCTAGTCTATGCATATGGTGCTTAGTGATACCCGATGAGCCGACAATAAAGCTGAAAACTCCGATTGCAATCAGGAAGTACACGATGATCGGGTCTTGGGCATGGACAAGAAAGTGAGCAAGAAAATCTGATTCGGACGCAAAAACATTTTTAATTACAAGCAAATAGAGTCCAAGTGCTGTGGTCTCAAGACCTGCAATCGCAATAAATCTATTTTGATTAGTATTTTTACGCATATGATCATCTCCTAATCAAGAGCTATACTAAAGTTTCCGATGAAATAGTCCGCAGAAACAGATTGCCAAGAACGCAAATATAAGTATCCATCCTGAGATAAGACTGCCTGTACACTGCTGTTACTACCGCCTAATCTAACTGACTGGAAGTTAAGCGCTTGAACAATCGTCTGATTAATTCTAGAGAACTCTTTAATTTTGTTGTCTGAAATTTGAATTTGATCGGCTTGGATATTTAAAGGCTCATTTAGCGTTATCCATCCTGATACAAATAAAATGTTTCCAACAATTTTTACTGAAATAGCGCTATTACTTTCAGATGGGTAGCTGATTAAATGTAACTGTTGCCATTGTCCTGATGTTAGAGAAACTATTTTTTGGTCAGTAAGTTTATTTGACTGGGTGACCGTTTGCTTCAAATTATTTAAATCATTCTGAATATCACTAGATGATTTTTTTAACGTCATCTAACGTTGCATAGACGTCTTTATCAGCAGTAAAGGTAACATTATCAGTGTCATTAACAGCAATTTTGAACGTATACATTAATCCTGACGGATGCTTTCCATCAGGATTAGGAATCAAGTAGTCGGGGTTATCTGCGCATTCAATTGCAAAGAGAATCTCTTTGCCCGCTTTATTGGTTGCATAGACACCATAAGTCTTTACATACAGCCCTTTTTGGCGACCAGTGTTATTTACATATCCACGAACATTAGACTCCCCTGTCGTACTATTTTGGTACGTATCTGGCTTAGATACTAGGTCAGCAGGAACTACATCAGTTACAGCCTTGAGCTGGTCATCTGATAACTTGGAATTGTCCATTGATGAAAAAACCATCCTAGTATAAGTGATGGTATCAGTACCGCCGTTAGCTGAGCCTAGTAGCTTGAGCCCTGCGTTTGTAATGGTTGCTTGATTGTATGTTGGCATTAAATCACTCCTTAAATTTGTTCTTATTAGAAATAAACTTCGTCGTGGCGTTTATAGCTTGTTTGTGAGAATATTCGTAGCTTGGAAGACCGTTGTTAAGCTTGTTGCGTGATGAAGATAGTGCGTAGATAACGTTAAGATATGTTGATTTACTGTAACGAACGTCAGCCAACAAATACTCAGGCGGTAGCATATCTTGAATTGCTTCGACTACAAGCTTTCGCTTTACTTCAGTCTTTGCGCCTGATATGAAATCGAATGGAATATTAGTAATTACAAGTTCTTCAGGATTAGCAGTTGCTTCAAAATCGAATTGATCGATTGGCAATTCCATGACAATCGATATCATCTTTTTAAGTTCGTTAGTAGTTGAGCCGTAGGTATTTTGCATAATTTTTGTACGAACCATAAACCGCAAAAACTCATCATCATCATCAATTCGCTTGATGTTGTACTCTTCGGCAATCAAATCTAAGCAAGCATTACTTGAATACTTCAACTGTTTACATTTGTAGACGCTCAACAGATTGTCTTTGCCAAGGCAAGCTAGGTCAGAGATGATGTGTAATAACTTTTGGTTATTACTATCTGGTAGTTGGCTCAGAACTGATGGTAGCGACGTCTGTATCTGTCTCTCAATCGCTTCGTTAGAAAGGTCAGTGTCAGTTTCAAACATCGTTATCAACTCCTAACTTCTATCGAAATTAGGTCACGACTGCTAACTGGTAACTCGAACTGGTCGACTGAAATATCGTTCTCACTCATTGAGTCTTGGCTAGTACCTAGCTTAATCTGGACGTTTTTAACGCCTGAAACTGAGTATGCTGGTGCAAAAAGCTGTGAAAAAAAGAACATCAGATCCCATCGTTAGCAAACTAAGATAGGATAAAATGTTCTTTTTGATTGTTTCAGGAGCTGAGTCAGCGTTGAACTGGGTATCGTCAACCGTTAATACAACATCAATATAGATAGGTACAGTTTTGGCACGGTCGAATTTAATCTCAACAGGCTTTTTCGCAATATCAAGCACTTCAACGCTAATTTTTCCAACGGTAGTTGATACTGGCGTTAAATGGTTAAAGTAAGTTGTTGCTATCTCGATGTCATCGCCACCAATTACATAAAGATGACACGATTTAGGCGGATTGCCATATGAGTCGTCTTGCATTGTATTGTTCGCAATTAATCTAGAATCAGTAACACCTGCGATGTTTTTAATCGCCGTTTCAATCCCACTCTTAGTCTCGCTAGGAACGTGCCGGTTATTGACTAAGATACGATTACGCAACTGCTCGTCCGTCTCAGCGTCTGAGCCACCTGTTGCACTGTCAAGATTAGTAACGGCATAGAAACCTCCTACAACGTTCTCAGCGACGATAATCGTGTTTGGCATTACGTTCTCAGCATAGCCTGCTTCCATAGACTTAGCTTGCACCGTTCCCCGTGCCAAGGCATTGCCATACTTGTCAGTAAGCGGATGTTCTTTTCCACCACTATCAGTATAGCTGGCTGGCTCAGTTAGCTTAAGTTCTGCTAGTGTTGCGAAAAGGTGTCCATCAGCAGTTCCAAACTGTGTTCCAGCTGGGACAATCGTTGGATTGCTTGGGTCTACGTAGCTGTCAATCTGTAAATCAACATCAGATTCAGTTGCCAGCTTTCGATAAATACCGATATCTGTACCATGATCTTCTAGATTCTTACCGCTTGAAGATTGGATAAACATAGCTTTGTAGATAGCTTGACCTAACTGCTCGTTTTGGCTTGATACAGTTGCCAAGATACCAGATAATAACCCCTCGATTTGTCCATCGGTCAAGTCGATATCTTCGCCAAAATATTTGATGAAAAGATTATCGACGTCTTTTCTAATTTCCGATAGTGACGGCAATTGATAACCGTTATTGGTCATTCCCATTGCTTCGCCTCCAATCACTTGTATTTTTTTGTACTTGCTGATGTTTTAAATTAATATCGATAGCCATATCGGTAACACGGTTATCGTGATGAGTGATACTCGTTACTTTGACTTCCACAAAAGTATTGAGCTGTTTCTTAAGATATTCAGTAATTGCAGTTTCTATGACGTGAATCTGCTTCCCATTGCGGATGATATTATTTTGGTCGAATCCTTTTGTACGATCCCACGGTATTTCGCCTAGATTCGTTCCAAGTAGTATCTTGATTCTTTGAGCTAATTCATCGTTATCATTAACAAAATTAAAAACGCCATTACTTCTATTAAAAGCAACGTCGTTTGTCACTGGATCTATTTGGATTGATTTCAATTCTCCACCACGCTTTCTATAATAGCGTCTTGAATACTGTGCAATCGATAACTCGCTAACTTAAAGGGTTGTGAGCCGTGCCAGTTGTCTGCGTCTCTATCTAGGAATCCGACTAAGACTACTGAGCCAACGTGTAGCAGATTCAGGCTATCTTTTTCATCAACTAAATAAAGTGACGCTGGAACAATGCAATTGATTAAGATGGCTCTCACTTGACCAGTTGACTTTAGTGGCAGTGGTTGCACGTTAGCACGATGACGTGAGCTGTCGTAAAATGTTATCCGTCCTAGCGTATGGCAATTGATTGAGCTACCAACGATAACTGGCAGGTCGTTATTAAGAAAGCTGATCATTTTCCCATTTGGATCGGGTTCTTGGCGGTTAGGCATAGACTTCCACCTCCATCGTGTAGGTAGTTTGCGTATGAGAGTGCGTCACTTGCTTCACTCTATGCAATCCCCACAATGAGTTAGTTTTGACGAATACGGGACAACCAGCATAAAGTCGTGGGTCATCGAATCCATTCATGGTATAGGTATTACCGCCATTATCGCCAGAGTTAGCGTTTAGTTGTGCATCTTTCTCAATTGGACCGTAATCAACCGTACCAATGACAATCGCTGCGGTGTAAGGATCAGGTGCATTAATGCTATCTACATAAAGTCCTGTCGGACGGTAATACATACGGGAATTGCAGTCAGTTGCAACGGCATTGATAACATCGATTGGCTTCTCATCAGCTGAGTATCCGTTTGTATAGCATTTGTTGTTACCAAGATTAACTCCAGCTAGGCTAATTCCTGCTTGGCTGGCAATCGTGCTAATAATAGTTGAGGCATATGTGCCAGCGTTAAAGCTGACGTTAGATGTGACGTCTTTTTCTTTGTCGTCATTTTTGCCATAAGTAACGGTATTAGTTACTTTGAGCTTATCGATATCCGCGTAGCTTTGTCCCTCAATGAATGTGATGACCACTGCGTCATCTTGATTAGACGCCTGCGGGACAATTGAACTGATATAACCGATAACAATCATTCCATAGATGTTTGCGGGCCCTGTATTAATTTGCACTTTATCGCCAATCGAAATGGTGTTAAAAGCCGTTTTAGTCATGTTGTAGATAGTTACGGTGTTTTGACTCGGCGTGTTCTCGTCATTGCTAACAACTGAGTAGTCAAAGTTAATCTCTTTTGCATGAAAATCTATTGCAGTAGTCGTATCTCCGCTGACGTGCGTGATAATACAATGAGAATCGTAGTTAAAGTATTCGCCTTGATTAGTATCAATTTGAGTCACTGCCATCACTCCCATCATCTACACACAAAAATACTGTCACATTCAAATTAGCTGGATTAATCTCGGTTTCTTTTCCACTGTCGTCAATAGGAATCAAAGTCTCCATTGGAAACTTCTCATTCCAAATCCCACGCCATAAACGCTGATTGAGCTGTAAGCGCTCTCCTGCGTAGATTAAGTTATTCTTGGCATCGAATAGGTCAACAGTATAGAATCGCCCGATTTCATTCCAGTTAAATCGCAGATTATAGTTACCATCATCAAGTTTAATCGTTTGATAATACGGCATATGCTTTGTGTCGATATTTACATATTTCTTTTGTGGCATTAGGCAACCCTCACTCTCACGCCGATAGGTATAAATCGGTCGGGGTAGTGATTCCAATCACGCAGTTGCTGGATTGAAGTACCCCACTTCGTCCACATCCACCAATAAGTCATACCACGTGTAACCGTAATCCAAACGCCTGGATTTGGTGCTGGTGGTGGCGTTGGTGGCTGCGGTGGCTTGACTGTTACAGTCGTTCGCTCGATAGCATGAAGTGCGCTGGTAAAGCTAATCGCCAAGTCCATGGAATTAACTCGTGGCTCACTCATAGATCGTGCTACTGACGTAAAGTAGACGTTTGGCAAATAACTAAAGCCATCAATGGTCAGCTGGACGCCGTTCATCTGCCATGTTAGTAACTTTTGATATTTGCTGACGATATCGTTGTACCCATTACCATACAAGATATAACTTGCGGATAGTGTCTTGTCGGTATTAACTGAGTAGTTAATTCTCGGCTCGGCTGATGGTGTTGGATAAGTAGCGTTTGATGAATTAACAGTTTCAGTTGGCGCTGATTCAACCAGCATTATAACCGTCGTCTCGCTCATATCAGCCCGATAGATTGCAGTTAGTCCTTTATTAGCGTGATTTTTTTCTAGCATCTTCAATGAAAGCATGAATATTATCTGAGTTACTACGTCCTGATTGAACTTCGTACTCACGGGTATGCACAACATTCTCATACAGTTGTTGCTTTTCCTTTGCTAAGTCTTTACGATGAGCTAAGCTTTCGTGCAGTTTCTGCGATTCTTGTAGCGCTGCTTCAACTTTGGCATGCTCTAACTCAGTTAGAGTTGCGGTTGATGAGTCGTGATAATCTAGCTTTTTCTCAAGAGACTTTATCTGTTCGGAATTAGTTGTTTCTTTAGTCGCAAGCAATTGCACTTTTTTTCTTATAAGCAACTGCACGGGCTTTTATTTCCTTATCGCTGTAAGCATCAGTAATAGCCATTAGATAGCACCCCCTAAAATAGTTTTAGCTTTCTTCACAAAATCATCGTTACGTTGTGACAAGATACTGTCGATTTTCGATAGCCCATCGTTGTCGGCATTCTGGACGTTAATTGTTGTCCGATTGTCGATTGATACCTTGCCACTGTTTTGGCTGGCAAAGTGCTTGCTAGCTTCGTGGCTAATAACTGTTCCAGCGCTATCAGGCTTGAAGAGTTCAGGACCCCGCTCGCCAACCAAGCTAAGCTCGTCTTTATCAACGTGCCCACCATTTGCATACCCGTGTCCATTACCCAAGAAACTTAGACTTGGTCCGTATGTTTTCTTAGCGTAATTCAAACCAGCTAGAATGTTATCGAAACCATTCATGATATCTCCGTGTCCTGGTAGCTTGTTAGCATTAAAAGTAGGTGGAATAACTTGCATTAATCCACGGGCAAGGTTTCCAGTACGGTTATTGATATCTCCAATAGCACCCTGAACGGCTTTTTCGTTACCACTGGATTCAGTCGCAATCTGACGCAGGACTCGCTGTACCATGCTGTCGTCTGTTGATAGTCCAAGCATTTTAAGGGCTTCTTTAACTTGCCCTGCCCATCGTTGAACTCCAGCCCCAGCAGGTGCTCCTTTGCCACCACCACCAAAATCTTCGAATAGTTTTTTTAACCCAGTTGATTCCACCTTTGGCAACAGTACCAGGGAAGTGGGTAATGATATCGCTAGCTAAACTAATCTTTGAGCTGACGCCACCGATAAATTTATCGAATACCGTCGATAAGAACTCGGCTGGTTTTTTAAGGATATCGTCGGCTTTATCCATCAAGTCCACACCTTCGTCCCATAGACCTTTAAAAGTACCACTGACGGCTTTAGTGACGTTGCCTACAATCTTACCAATACCGCTAGCATAAGCAGGAACTCCCATGCGCTTAGATAGCTGTGCTGACCGTTCGCCATCTAGTACGCTAGTTCCCTTTGGCAACATGACGTGCAAATTACGTTGCTTAGGAAACATTCCGATTGTTCCATCGGGGAGCTGATACATTTCCCTGTAATTCTGTCCAGCACCGTCATTGACAAGTGCCAGCCCGCCTGGGTGTCCCTGTGTGTTTGGAGTCCCGTTAGCATAACCTGGTTCGGGAATTTCCCACTTGCCTTTAATCTTGTCAGCACCAACCTTGTCAAGTACCCAGTTGATACCTTTTTCCAGTCCACCAAGCATCGCATTGAAAGGACTAATGATTCCACGGACGATTGATACAAAGTCGTGATGGATTCCGTTATAAGCACTCTTGACTTTATCGCCAATGGAACTCCACATACCGTTCCATTTGTCGACAACCCAGCCGATCGAATGATTCCAGATATCTTTTATCCAGTCCCATAACTGTTTGATACCATCAGACACACTCTTCCAAGCGCTTTTGAACAGGTCGACAATCTTGCCAAGTCGACCGCCCGTCAAGTCATTCAGCCAGTCATAACTGGATTTAAAAATATCCTTAACACCTTTCCACATATCATTGACGGCATTATGAACATCACTTCCAAGCCTGTTCCAGTGACCGTGGATTAAATCTGAGCCAATCTTGGTTAGGTCGGAGTTAGTTTTCGTCCCATCTTTAGTTAAATTGTTAGCGTCTGTCCACATGTTTCTGAACTGTTTAGGAGTATTATCACGCAGATTTTGAACAGTCTTGTTAACACCGTTATGCATTTGGTCAACAAAAGTCTGAGCCGTCTTAGGTGCGTCCCTAAAGCCGTTGCCGATATCTTTGCCAAGATGACTGGAATCTTTCTTCATTCCGTCCCATAGTTTGCTAGTGGTTTTCCTAGTTGAATCCCACATCTTACCGATACCAGAGCCAAGGTCGTCCCAGCCTTTCTTGAGACCTTTCATGAATTTGTCGTTTTCTTTTTTTCTGCTGTTCGTTGGCTTTTTGGTTGGCTTTTTGATTCTTATTCCACCACTTGCCAATACCATTGAAGAAATCTCCAACTTTCTTAACTGCTTGACCAATCCACTTGAATAGCCCACCAAATAGTTTTGAAACATCTTTCCATAAAGCGTTGACAAAATCTCTGAATGGCTTGCATTTGTTATAAAGCAAAACTAGAACAGCAATAACAGCAATGATCGCAGCAGGTATAAAGAACCATGGAGACATAACAATATCAAGCGCTGCTTGAATTCCGGTCGTGATTTTAAGAACAGCGTTAATTTCTTTAATCCCTTTTACAAATTCAGTTAATCCTTTAGCAAAATCGTAGACTTTTTTTAACTGCAAATAGACCTACAAGAACTACTCCAACCTCTTTAAGCGCTTGTTTATGGTCGGCAACTTCTTTGAGCAAATCAGATGTTTGTTTAAGCGGGTCATGTGTTTTTTTTGGAATTGCCAGTTAAGTCTCCAAATGCGTCTGAAATAGCGCTAATTGCTGATTTAAAGACTGACCAAATGCCTTGAGCCAATAGTCCAATGATTGTAGATATACTGCCAATGATTGAGCCGATATCTTTAGAGTGTTGCGCTAGATACGTCATCAATCCAGCAAGTTTCGTTGCAATGTTCCCAATACCTTTTCCTAGTGCTTCTAAAGCTTTTTGCATTTGTGGAGAATCCATTGCTTGCGATAGCTCATTCAGTCCGCTACTTTGCACGCTGACAAGTGGCTTAAAAAGCGACTTTCTAGCGTCAGCATAGGCTGTTTGCAAATGGTGCATTGAGCCGTCAGCTGTCTTATCGAACTCCTTGGAGTTCTTGCCGTAGCTTTGGCTAGCGCTTTCCAAGATATCGTTGAACTGCGAACTGGTCATCTTACCAGATTGAACCAACTTATCGAAAGCATCTTTACTCATCCCTGATGATTTCTGCAATGCGTTACCAAATCCGGGGGCTGTTCGCTCAAGTCGTGCTAGAGATTGACCAGTGACTTTACCAGAGCCTTCAATCCTGTTTAATCCACCGGCAAAGGCATCCGCTTGTGATCCTGTCAGTCTCATTTGGTCGGCAAGACTCCCAACACCTTTGGAAAGCTTGTCCGTCTTATCAACGTTACCAGTTAGTCCGTAGAACTTCTGTTCCAAGCTAGTAACAGCACCACCAGAAATATTAGAGTTTTCCTTGATATCTTTGATTGACGCACCAAGCTTATCGATCCCCTCTTTGTTTAATCCCATGTTCTTAAACTTGGAATTGAAAGAGTCGGCTGCTTTGGCATCTTCATAACCAGCTTTAGCTTGCTCAGTCAGACTGCCAGTCAGCTGGTTAACACCATTACTGATAGCACCGCCAAGAAATGAGCCCATCATCACATCGTGGAGACCACCAAAGTGCTTTTTGGTGGTTTCTCCTGATTCGCTAAGCTTATCAACCTTGCCACGTACTTCGCTAATCTTAGGACTAGCTTCATCTTCAGCAGTTAGCTTCATCGTCTTAGGTTGCTTGAGCTTCTCGGTTTCCTGAGAAACTTTGCTAACCTTGTCTCTCAGCTCATTTAGTGGCTCGTTGTTCTTACGAAACTCACTAGATGCGTCAGCTGACTTAGAAAAGCTTTCAGACTTCCCTTTTAAAGCACTATAGTCGCTACCCATTGACTTAATTGACGATGAAACTTCGGTATTAGCCGTTCTTATGCTGTCGGTTGACGCTTTGATAGAATCAAGCCCCGACTTACCTTTACTTCCTAGATTGCCAAACTCTCCGCCTAAACTACCAAGCTTTGCAGTGATTGAGCCAATCTTGTCTTGTAAATCGTTTATCATCGAACTAATGTGGTTAAGCTGATCTAAGCCAGCAACCTTGACGTCAAAATTAAAGCCAGCATTTTTTTCTGCCATGAGTTACCTCCTTTCTATTTATTTATCGCTGAAAAGCTGATTAAGCGCTTTAGCAAATCCGTTATAAGTTGCGTTGCTTTGCATTTCGAAAGCGTCTTTCTGTAGCCTTTGCGCTTTAAAGATACTGTCGACTAGGTTGTCAGGCGTTTGTTCCATCAGCTCAGACTCACTCAAGTTGAGCCAGTAGCCAGCATTGATAACATTGGCTGTTCTGTCGGTCATCTCGTCAACTTTGTCGTGGTCAATATTGCCATCTTTATCAAGATATTTAGTCAGCGCTGACCGATACTGTGTTCGCAAGAAACGTCGCAGACTCATTGAGCTTTGCCATCACACCGTTTTTGTTTAGGACTCTGGATAAGAATTCAGTAGCTTGCTGATAGACGTCAAAGGCTAAGCCGTCGTATTTTTCTCCATTGTCAAAGTCGCCAATTTTAATGTATCCGTTACCAGTGTCATTACGCACCATTTTATCTAAGACGGCAGGTAAGCTATTAGCTAGGTTTAAGCCACCACGGTTATTTGACGCCATCGAAATTAAATTAAAGCCAGTTTCATAACCAGGGAATTTCAAGACGAATTTACATTCTTTACCCTTGGCGTTCTTTAAAGTGATTGTCTTAGACTTATCGGACGCTTCCAATTCGCTGTCTAGTTGTTCATACGACATTTTCGGAGAAACAATCACATTATTCATTAGTAAATAGAAAGCTTGGCTAAGTTTGAGAAATTGTCATTGGATTGTAATGCGTCCATAACTTCAAGCGTAACTGCGGTTGACGGATGTTCTAAAGTGACTGTGGCTTTCTGTTCCTTACCGTCTGCATCAGTCCACTTAACTTCGTGTTTAACTTGAGAATCGAACAGAGTTTCTACTTTTTTTCTTGGCATTATTTTGAGTGGTCATAATTTCTCCTTTTATAAAAAAAGACCCTGACGAAATTGCCAGGGTCGATGATTAATTGAAAAGTGAATCGCCGTCGGGCAATTCGGATTCGTCAACCATGTTACCGCTGTGAATTGATACTGCGGTTGTAGAATCCGTATTTTGGATAGGAATTGTTGGTCGGGTATCGATGTTAGACCCCTCTAGCGTCACTTTGACATGGTTTGAAGTATCTTCGTAGATAACATCAAAGGTTGTGTCGTCATCAGGACCTGAATTTAACTGTAACTCGTACAAGGCATTGAAGAACTTAGCGTCATCACTACCAGTGATCAAGTTAAGCGTAGTCTTATATGAGTTATCCGCAGATTCCATCATGTGCATATCGCCGTGGAATCCAGCAGCATAAGTATATTTAGCTGCGTTCGGTGCAATTGATCCAGCAGTCCCATTTTTTAAATCGGTAATTTCACGAATTTTACCGTGTTGACGCACATAAACATGTTGAAAACGGGAAGATAAAATGTTAATTTCCCCACCGTTACTCATTTTTGCTTTAGCCATCTGTTACTCCTTTCTAGACAATTACGTTGACGTTGGCATTGATATCCTGAACGTCGTTTGCGATTTTGAAATTAAATCCAAACTTACTGAATTCACGATCTTCAACCAGTCGATCGGGTACTTGATTAATAGGCGTTGATGTAACCACGATAGGATCAACTAAGATACCATTTGCTGTGTATTCTTTAGAAACACCATCAATCAATTTTTCAATCATCGATACCGTTGATTCATCGTAAGCAGGGAACTTCTGAGAGTTCAAGTAATTTTGAATTACTCGTTTAATCTCATCAGTTACCATCTGAACGTGAACAAATTGGTCGATGTAGTTGCCTTTCAAGGCTTTGCCTGAATTAGACATTGCCCAATCAGCTTTGTTGACAACGACTGAGCCGTTAGCAGAGTCAATTGCTTCATAATCTGACTGAGTTAGATCGTCATCAGGTACCATCTGACTCAAGTTACCAACATGACCTAAATCAGTTGGAGCGTTGATTGAGGCATAAGCAACAATCTGAACAGCTGGCTTGCGGTCAGACGTTTCAACGATAGCGCCTGTATTGCCTTGCTTCTCTTTGTCGTCTTTCTGATATGACTGAACATGAGTGCTGAGCTTCTGTAAATCAGCAACTGAGTTGAGCTGTGCGTAAAGTACAACCCGCTGATTATCGTATAAGAAATCTGACAAGTCTTCTAAGTCAGTCTCAGGAACTGTCTTGTCAGGAACAAGGTAGTTGAAACCATCGAACAAATGGTCAGCTACAATCTGTGATACTGGAGTCAACGCAGTAGTGTTGCTATCGCTAGTCGAAACGTTGCCGTTATCTGACGATTGCGTAGGTGCTTGTAGCGCTGCGGTTGAGCCGTACTGAAGAACTTCCACTGACTCATTAAATCCTGGCACTTCGAACGCTGCTTTCGCAGTCTCAAAGACATCAGTTGATTCGTTATAGTCTTGTGATAAGTCATCAATCGTGGAGTAAATCTTAGCTTTGGTGCTAGTACCTTTAGTTAAGATTGCGATTGCTGGCTTGCCAACGCCCTTTACTACTTGCTGGATTGAAACAGTCAAGTGAACGTTGGTTGGACGCTTAATAATTACGCTCATAATTTATCCTTTCTTTTGCTCGTTTTTATAATCAGGTTTTATATAAAAAGTCATAGTCAATCCGTTTTGGAATTGCCAATCAATGTTAAAGTACGAATCGGTATTCGGCATATCTTCCACTGTTTCTAGCACAACACCGTTCTCACGTAGTTTATTAGCTGGATCGGTCAAAAAAAATAACCGACGCAACCAGTCAGCCATTCCTAGTGATTCAGTTTTGATATCAGATACACATTTGAATTGATACTCCATCTCGAACGGCTTGCGTCATAGTCGTTGAAGTACGTCTGTTTGTGAGCAACAACTGGGCTATACGTAATATACGGGTAGCTTGGTTGCTTACCTATGCGTTCTTCAGAAACAACGGGAACTTTAGGCTCGTACTGATGGATAATATCGGTAACCATTTGCTCAAATTGACCATATAGATTAAGTTCAGAAATCGGAATCGCCCTCTCTCCTACGGTTGCTATTCTCTTTGAGTGAGTAGATCATTATCCCACCAGCCACGTCTTGAGCAATGCTAGCTACTTGATAGGTTGTGCCTGATGCGTCAGTAACACGTGTACCTTTATCAACGTGTAGCTTTGATAGCCAAAACATAGTACCGACTTCAAGTTCCCCACCGACAATCGACTGAAAGTTGATGTTCGGGTTGGACTGATTGACCAGTGGTTCGTTGACTGTCTGCGTACCGTCATCAGTAGTAATTGTTAAGGGCTGAGCCAACATTTTCATGTTGAACTTAAAATTAGAAAAGTTTTGGAATCTCATTTCTCAGCTCCTTTTTCTGCGACTACATAAGTGATAGTTCGGTATAGCTTACCAGTCTGAATCAATGGATTGTCAGCACCCTTGTTATCCACCGTTAGCGGTGCGTTATGCGGGTCTTTCAGCTCAAGAATAGTTTTCTTAAGGTCTTTGACTACCTTATCGCCTAATCTATTCATAGCTTCGTGTGCATCAATATCCCCGTTAAGCATTTGATACATTCTGTCACGGGCAAATTCCATCCACTTGTCTTGGTTGTTAGCAAGGCAAGTCCGCAGGAATGGTCGTGGTGGAATGGTTACGGACTTTCGCAGGATATACATCACACGAATACCGTTAGACTGACTCTTGTCAGAAACGGCAAGCACATTCTTACCTTTCGGACGGAATAGTCCAGATATCTCGCTAGGCTTCTTACCAACGGTTTCTTTGACGGGAATACATAGCCACTGACCATTCTGCGGAGTGATGGTTTTACCGTTCTCATTAACAAGCGCAATCATCGTAAGGAACTCATCGTCCTTTGGAACTCCAACGTAAAGTTGTAGTCCGCTGATAATATCGCACTGCTCACGGAATCTAGTAATTTGGTCGGCTACGTCCGTTAGCTCACTCATACCAATCACTCGTAACTGAGCCGTAATTACTGCTGATACCGTACTTCTCAACGATTGACTGATATCTTTGTAAATATGGGTCATCGTTGTGCATATCAGCAATGGTCTGAGTATTGCCAAGCGTTCCAGCTGACGTCACACCGCCATTGCCAGTGAAGTAGTCAAGATAGAGTAAATGACGGGCAAACGTGACAATAGCCACGTTGACCATCTTCTCGTCAATCTTATCGACGTCAACTTCAGTCTTGGCTTCGTCAATACGGGCTTGCACATCTTCATCGGTAAAGTCAGCAAAAATTGGCATTGAACTCTTGACGTATTTAGGAGTTACTTCGTCCATCTAACCACCTACTTACCACTCGTGGATTTTGGTGCGTCAGTAGTGTTAACACCAGGCACTAACAAATCAGTACCAATCTTGAATCCGTATTGCACGATCTGAATATCACGGGGGTCACTAGCAACTTTGTAAAGCGCTTTGCCGTTTTCAAAGTCTGAACGGAAATTAGCTGGATTACCGCTGGTAAGTTGTGTCAAATCTAATGACGTTCCCTCGATGTGCATAGTTGACATTCGCTTGTTGATAACGGCTTGCTGTCCACCATTTGACGTCTCGTCACGGTCAACTACAACGCCATTTGATGGAATAGCAGTAGAGTAGTGGATTGAGCCATTGCCAAAGATGAAAGCAGACGTTACACCCTTTGAATCAACAGGAATGCTGTCATCTTGTACAATCGTCATTCCTTGGTACGTTGGCGTTGGCATAGCCACGTTACTTGGCTGAACGTACTCAATCAAGTTTTGACGGCTCATCTCAGCGTATGCTGCGGAATTAACAGCAACTTTAGATAATGTGTTATTCATCACATCGCCCATTCGTGATAGCGCAGCAATGAAGTCTTTGGCGCTTAAATCGGTTTCTGATCCAATGTGGAAACCTTTGGCTGCCAACACATCAGCATTGAGAAAAGTATTCTTAACTAATCGCAAAGCTCGCCGTTCGTCTAAGCGTGTCCACCAAGCAGAGAAACGGCTAGCAATCTGTTGAGCCACTGGAGCACCTGAGATAAGTTGTCCAAAATCGGTAGCAGCAAAGGCTTTAGCATCGCTGAATTTGACTTCTTGTTCTTCTGCTGAATCAAGCGAATCAGTCTTAATATCAGTCTTGTCGTCCCATTCTTGTGGGTCGCCAGTCAAATCGTTCAATTGTGGAACGTTGATAAGCCAACCTGGTTGTAACAATCGACTTCCTAATACTGGGTCGGTTGAAATGATACCCGATTGAATCAATCGGTTAGTTTGAGTTGATTGTCGCTGGACATAATCTGAAAAGACTTCAGGAACAATCAATTTGGATAAATCTGTTTTATCTGTAAAAGCCATGTTATAGCTCTCCTTTCAATTTGTGATACAAATCAGCATCTTGTTGATACAGCGTCATCTGCTGGTCGTAGTTCATCTTGCCAAACTCTTCAGCAGTGATGTGCGTTGTATCGATAGGAGCTCCGCCAGCCTGAGGAGTGCCAGCTCCTTTAGTTTTCTCAGCGACGGCTTTATCAATACCCGATTGATAGGACTTGGCAAACTCTTCGACGTTTTTCTTACGGGTTTCTTCGTCCGTACTAGATAGCATGTTTGCAAAACTATCGGGAAGTTTCTTGTCTTGCAAAAGCTTGCGGGTAGCAATTAAAGCATTCTGCTTCTCGAATTCTTCTTGCTGACTCTTAAACTCTTCCTGCTTTTGATTGAACTCGTCCAATTTATCTTGGTATTCAGCTTTAGCTTTCTCAGTGGCAGTCATCTTTGCCCGTTCTTCGCCAGCTTTCATACCGTCAGCTTTCGCTTCTTTCTTGGCTTGTTCAATCGCAGTTTCGTTTTCAGCTTTCAGCTTTTCGATTTCGGCAGCGTACTTTGTATCGTACTCTTTAGCCTTGCTAGCCATAGCCTTATCCATATCAGCTTGGGTGTATTTTAATTCTTCAGTCATTTAGAACTCCTCCATTTTTTTAAGTCAGTAGACTAAGTAAGGTTTTAAGTTTCTCAACTAGCATCGTTCTTTAACGCCTGCGAATAAAAGGCAAACTAAAAGCACTCAACGCTTTGTTAAGTGCTTCATACATCTATATTCGGATCATTTAGTAGCTCGAAATACTCTTTAAACTCATCTTTAGCCCATTGCGGGGCATCATCTCTTATGTGGTCGACTAAATTGTCATCTTTGTACCACCACTTTAACCCTTTAGGTGCATACATAGTTACATCTCCCTTAACATATTGTCTATAATCTTTCCAAACCTAACTGCGACTGGTCTTGGATTGTCACAACCATAATACTCAGTAAATAGTTCGGCAAATCCCTCAGCTGTCGATTTTGAGCCATAAGTACCGATGTTATCGAAAGCCCAATGCTTGAAGTCTTCGTTGTGCTGAAAATCACTACTATCGTAATGGTCTCCCCGATCTTCTCGATACATTTGTGTAAGAATCTGCTCAGATACTCTAACATCTGAGCCACTAGCGGCGGTCAGATTATTATCAACGGCATGACCAAATTCATGAGTTGGAATATGAGTCGAAGTGTCATTACCCCTAAACCAGTTTGTCTGAAAGGAGTAGTCTGTCATCTTCTGCTGAGCTTCTAGGTCTCCGTGCTTGGAATTCAAATGGAGCGACTGCTCTTTTCTTCCATCACGCCATCTTAGCGACTGAACATAAGCTTCAGCTCTAGCAGAACTACCAGTAAAGACATGCGATTCAAGCGACGTAAATTTATACTGCCCGTTATCTAAGAAATTAGGATAGTACGAAAAGAAACGATCTAGCACACGTACAGTATTAGCCATTGTTTCAGGACTGATTTTGTAGTGTGCACGCTTCTTCTCTTTCCATTCTATACCATAATTACTCTCAATGTAATCGCCCATTGCGTCTTTATCAGTTTCATCAAACGGCGCTTGATAGTCACGCTGATAGTCTTGATAAGTATCGTACTTGTCTTGCAACGTATCATCTGAACCATCATCGCCTGAACCATCAGGATTATCATTGTCAGGATCGTCGTTATCAGTGCTACTACCATCATCTCCGCTATCGTCATTATTACCGATTGTTCCAAGCAATGTATCATCTGCGTCGCAAGGTATCAGCTGGCAACGGCAGTTAGGATGCGTATCGTCGGGAATATTTGGTGCATCGTCAATCTCAAACGGGTTGCTGTCCCAATAACTATCGCAGATATCGCAGACTTTCTCGTCTCCCTCGGTCAGTAGATGAACATATTCAACGTCGTTTTCTTTCATTGCGTCCGTAGCACCATCATTGTTAGCACTACTGGCTTCAGTTCGCAATAGCGTCTGAGTCTGTGATACTTCAGTATTAATTGCCGATGAGATATTTCCCGACTGTCTGTCATCGCTAGCGCTAGTAACGTCAGTCAGTTGCTTTAAATCATCTTCACTCATTCCACTTTGAAGTGATGAATAAAGTTCTTGCTGACCCTTGCCAATCGCCGATTGTGCATGATTATCTAGCGCTTCGTCAAAATCGTCAGTGTCCACTAGCTACCACCCCCAAAGTGATTGTATCCCTCTTGGTAGTCGGATTTAATGACTTTATGACCCAGTTCTTTCACATTAGCTGTTGCAATGACGACTGCTGAGCCAAGCAGTGAGCCAAGCAGTGACCGTCGTGTTAGCAAAGCTTGTTGATAAAGAACGTTGAGCTGTTTGCGTAAATCACTGGTCACGCTAGCAGTAGCCATCATCTGATTGATAGCTTTCTGATACTGCTCAATATCCCACTGAGTCGGCGACTGTGATACGTCAGACAAGCTTAGCTGACCATCTTGCTGGTACTTGTCGAAGAAAACTTTAGTCGTAGCAGACGCAACTGTCATCGCTTGCTGATAGATACTGTCTATCTTGTCAGCGTTGAGCTGGTCTTTAGCAACTAACTGCTTAACCCTTTCTTTCTCAGCATTAAGTATCTCTTCATTAGTCATCTGCTCCGCCAACACCATCGCCACCTTTCAAGTTGTTACCAAAGACGTTTGCATTAGCTTTATTGATTCTATCGCTGTTAGCTTGTTGCTGGTCGTCCATTCGTTGCTGTTCTTGCGACTGTGGAACTCCTGTAATTTGACTAGCCATATCTTGGATTGTTTCGTGACTAATAGCTCCAGTTGCGTTCAACGATTGGATATTAGCGACAATCTCTTGCCCATTCTTTGGATTGTTAGGAGTAAATGTGATGGTTACGTTAGCAGGATTATCAGTATCACTGTCAGCACTGACTGCTGAATCAGGCTGTAAGCCTAGATAGTTAGCCAGCAATTGCAAGCGACGATGGATACCGTTTGTGTACAGTGCCGTTGTTAATGCTGTCTCCTGATCCATTCCAAACAGCTTGTAAGCCATTGCTACCCCGCTAGCGTTGTTAGCGAAGTTTTGGTCTAAAACGTTAGGCGTGTTTGTGAATAGCATAATTTCGTTGGCAATATCCTGTCGATGCTTGTCCCAATCAGCAACGTTGAGTTCCTTGGTTAGATAACTCGCCGTGGTCGGTATAACTTGGTCTTGACCGCTCGGATTGCTAATCCTAGTTGGTTTCAGGTAAAGAACGTTTGCGTGAGTGTTAAGCACTTTGCTTTGCATTAACGGTGCATTCTTATTACCATCATCGTCAACTGATTTGATTGTCTGCAAACCATTTTTATCAAGATAGATTTGGTTGCCATGCTTATCAGTGAGCGCTTCAGGCTTGCCATGTGAGTTAGTAACTTCTCCACTAATCATCAATTGAGCGTTGCTGAAGTCCTGCTGGTTGTTAGCCATCTGACTTTCAGACTCATCAAACTCATCAATCTTATCAAGGACTCGCTCGTAGCAACCCATGCGCTCAGGATTGTTGTTGAACTCTGTGATTGGCACTGAGCCGATATAATGTGGCTCGACTTTTGTTAACGTCCAGTCTCCACCGATATCATTGCCAGCATCATAATAGTAGATACTGTCATCAGTGTAGACTTCGACATTGTAGCTACTGTTGCCCGCAACTGATATCTCGTAATAGCGAACGGCAAATAGCTCGACTGGGTCAATATCTGTCGACCATACGACAAAACATGTGTTTGGATTAATCGCTGTTAGCTTAGGCTGATTAGTCCCATCAGCGATGTACAACAACTCGTACGCAACACCAGTTGTAAACATATTGATTGCCATAATGCGATTATGGTAGCTCTCGTTATTGCCATTGTTGAAAGCATCAACTTCTTCAAGTAAGCTTTCGCCGTTATCTTTCTCATCGCTCGTATTCTCATAACCATACTGGATTGGATTGCCAAACTGGTGACCGACTCGCAAGTTAGTAATGTAGGTAGCCCACGGATTGGATATCTTGTTATCGCTTTGCTTATCAGTTTTGATTGTCGACTTCCAGTAATGGATATTGTTGTCGCCAAAATAGTAACGTTGCAGTTCTATGATACGTTCTAGTTCGTTTTGATAATGTTGAGTCGTGTAGTACTGAACCAGTGTCGTAAAAGCTTTGCTACCGCCTTTTAGATTAACAAAAGCCGACTGTGGAATTGCGTAGCGGATGTTAGATTCAGTCCCAAAACGATTAGAACCCTGTTTGTCTTTCCTTGGAACATTCGTTGGATACTTTAGTAAATCGTTCAAGTCAACCATTATACTCCCCACCTTTCGTCATCAGTAAAGTCATCATCTGCCAAGCCATGTTCGATAAGCACGTTGCGCTGTTCATCGATCGAACTGTTGCGTTGCTGTTGCAACTGTTTGTCACGCTCGAACCAGCGTTTCGTTGCAACCCCGTAACGTAGTGCGTCCATACAGTCGTCCATACCATCTTTCTTGATAGGCTCGCCAGTCTTATCATCCCAAATGTATTGATATATCTCAGTCTCAAAGTCTACAAGATTATCTTTGATTGCTTTGAAACGCTTGTTATATATCAGTCGTGATACATCTTCAACACCTGTTAAGCGTGCTTTGTAGGCATTGATAGCATTGATGTTAGCTTCCTGAAAGCGTGCAACATACTCAGGTCTAGCGCTGTCACAATAGAATGGAATGTTAATTCCATATCGTCCCTGAATCTCTTTAGCAATATCTTGCCAGTACTCAATCTGTTTGTGTTGATACGTCCACTCTTTGACCAGATACGTATTACCATCTTCATCATCAGCAAGCAGAACGATTGAGCTTATGTTCAAATCCCCAGTCCAGTCCGCAATAGTAAGTCAACGCTTTATTGCGCTCGATCTTATCGAAGTCTGCTTGCGTGATTAAGTTATCATTCTCATTGAAAGAACTGTAGACTAATCCCTCGCCTGCTACCCACAAACCTTTAATCGTTCGGTCGTAGAACATTCCTGCGGGTGTCGTTTGCTTCAGTGACTCGATATAGTGGTCGCTTAAGTTAGCTCGGTTATCTTCCAGCGTGAAGTGGTTAGCTATGATGTACTTGTCGTCTTTAGCTTTATCGATATACTTCGTTTTCAGCCAGTGCGTTGGAACGTCAGGGTTAGTATCGCAGACTACTCTTGCACCATCAGCAGAACAACGCTCTCTAATTTCTTTGAACACTTGTTCGTTAGCTAGCGACGCTTCGTTGATATAAGCACCGTAAGCCGTGATACCACGAATACCAGCAATCCCACGGATGTTCTCAGTGTAGGCTTGCACGACTCGAACAGGAGGTAAGTCGGGGAAGTTGACGTCAAAGGTATTGTGTCTGTCAAACTTGAACTTAATCCCAAGCGTGTTAAACAGCTCAACCAAGATGTTACTATCAATTGTTTTTGAGCTAGCTCCAGCTAAAATATATTGCGGATGTGCAACGCCATTAGATTGAGCAATTCGTGCTGCGTGTTGCAACTCATACAAGAATACGAAGTTATCAACATAAGTCTTGCCAGCTCGAACAGCGCCATAGTTAATCATCAGTGTCCAGTCAGGATTGTTACACTCCTGATCTAGCACTTGTTGCTGTTTAGCTGTAAACACATCGCTAACTGTCATTCTTAGCCACACCCTTTGCTATCTTGCCCAGTAACCTATCGATAACGTTCATCTGTTCTTTGCCACTATTGCTACCAGCCGTAAAGAATCTGTATAGACGTTCCTTAGCCTTGTCGCTATCCTTTAACTCAATCTTGCGTCCATCCTTACCAATCGTGATTGATTTGATGATTGATGTATCGATTGACTCTTTATCTTTAAAATAAACGTCTATTTGACGACTGGTAACAACATCTCCGTTTGCATCCCTAACTGGTTTTCCCTTTGTATCTGTTTCATTAAACACATTAACCGTATAATCCACATAATCGCCGATATCGCCAAAAGCTTGTTTAGCGTCAGACTTTACCAAGTCTAGGATATCTAGCCCCAGTTGCTTACCAGTCTGCTCTTTGAGCTGAGCTATATAAGCCTGTATGTTAGTATTGGCTAGCGTTTTGGTACTATTTACCTTAGCTGTATCGTACGATGAGCCATACGCTTTTAAATATGACTGCGTAGCGTTAAAAGATTGTAGATAATACACACAAAATAACTTCTGCTTTTCTGTCAGTGCTTTATCTGTCACAAAAACATCTGTTGCAATATGTTGCCTTTCTGTTGCGTCACTTTGTTGCGTTGCACTGTCGCTGTTGCGTTTTGCTTTACGTGGCTTGCTTGGCCATCCGTAACGTGACTTCCACGCACGAACTGTAGCAGGACTAACGCCGTATTTCTTCGCTATCTCTTTATATGACTTACCAATTAAGTAATCGGCTTTAGCGTCATCTCTCTTACTCACTTCATCCACCACACCTCCGTTATTTTTTTATGTATTAAAAAAATCAGCTCGTGAGAACTGACTTATGTTTTTAGCTCTTGTTTGTAGTGTTATTCATTCCATCAGAAAAATAATGCAACAAAAAAATCAGCTCGTGAGAACTGACTTTCTTGGAATTAGGATTTTAAAGAAAACAGGAAGAAACAACACATGATGAAAAGGAATCTCGCAATAGGTTATTGCCAAACCATTAACAGAGAAAGAATTACATTGCTGTAGATAATGGCTCTTTGCCATTTCTCTACAATACCAATTGTAGCATGTACCAGTCCCGATAGAGTCCCAAATTAGTCCCAAATTAGTCCCAAAAGTGTCCCAAATTAGTCCCATTTTTGTCCCATATCGCCAATGTTGAAATTACCAAACATCTTCTTGAAGATTAGTAGTGCGTCATTCTTCTGCCTATAATAGTGGCTTTTGGATAATCTCAGCGTTTCCATGACTTCATCGTTAGTCTTGCCATACATATAGATAAGCTTAAGAATGCTAGCACTATCAGCGTTAATCTCATCATGGATTAAAGATATCGTCATCCTTACCCGTTTACAAAAGCACGTCTCGGCTTGGCTTCTTTCCATGCTATTAACCAGCTTGTCTTCTTGGCTATTCTCAAAGCCGCCTGATTTCGGCTGATCATCAAATGACGGACTGCTAATCCCAACTTTATTGGCTAGCTCGACTAAATGAGCTTCTTGGTATCGCTCTAGGATTTTCTTAGCATCTTCGATTTCTTTTCTGCCTTTAACCAACTGATAACCCCCAATCATAGCACGCTCGCTACCGCCAGCATTATAGCTAGCATCACATAGACGCAGACAACCAGCGCAATTATTTCAGACGCACGTTTCCCGCTATTCCAATCATTTCTCATCTTCAACCACCACTCGTTCTGGATGTTTCCAAGCTTTGTAAAGTAATTTAATACGTTTAAATTGAGTGTTTTTATCAGTGACGCTAAGCCAATCCCTAACAACCCCCAAATTATTTTGACGAACATCTATATAATTTAATAGTTCCCAAAAATCTAGTTTTACATCACCTTGCGAAATTCTTTCGAAAGCAAGCGCATCAATAATTTTTTTCGGGTAGTTTAATCTGTTTTTTCTGCTTCTTTAAATCGCTAACAAGTGTTACTTCAGTCCCATATTCATTAACTACTGCTAGATGATCCATCATTTTTGAAGTGATCGGATCAGCTTTCAATTCTTTTTTAGTAGATAACCAATCTGAACGTAACATCATACTGTCATTAAAAGTATCAGATCTAACAAAACCAGGTACATAACTATGATCCAATCCCAAAACCAATCCGTCACATACTTTGGAAACTTTTCGTAATAAAATCACATATCTACGTTTGCTCATTATTCTGCCTCCTTTTTATTAGTTAGCTTTCTGCCACATTTAGGACAATATTCAATGCCAACTACAACATTACCTTGTAAATCAATATTGTATGAATCATCCATATCAAAAATCAATTCCATCATTGATGGATCAATATTAATACTTGGATCATTAGAATCAGAATTAAGTTCCTTTGTGGTTTCTTGATTATAAAAATCTTTTTTTAAAGTGACAATATGGACAATGCCTTTGCTCATCCGTCAATTCAGCTGAAACATCTTTAATTAAATCTTTTAAATACCCAGCTGCAATAGCATAAGTCTTATCAGTATTTTCACGGTCACTTAGTTTAACAATTGGACCTAATGAAGCGATTGCTGAATTAACCATTTGTTTATCATTCATCCTTTTCCACCTCGTATCCATTTAAAACTGCATTGATTAATATTTCCTTATTTGAAATAACTTCATCTAAATGTTGACGAGTGTTTAACATATATGTGTTATCCCCTAATTGGTCTTTTAAACATTTAACTGTTATTCCAAAACTAAGTTCAACATCTTTTCTTGTTAGAGAGTTCTTTGGTAACCCTTCTCCTATACTCTTTGCTTCAAATGCTAATTCTTTTGATAAAATAACTTTACTCATATTCTGAACTCCTATAGATTTTTGATTTCCATGTACCGATTCTATCAACAATGCCTTCATCTACTGAGTCTTGGAGCATATCCATATTCCCCAGTAAGTTCAGACTTTAAATAATTCGGAGTTAATTTCCCATCTTGCGTGTCTATATCCATAAAAGGAAATTTAATTACATAAGTATCCATGATTAATCCTCCACCTCAATTAATTCACATACGCTAGCAAGTTTTTTTCAATCCTTCATCTGCTTCGATTTCTGATTTAGTAAAGCCATCAGAATAATATGCATTATTAATCACATCTTTATCACAAGAGAGCCAATGATAAACTGGTCTACCATTAGCATTTCTATATAAATATTCAAAAGTTCCATCATCATCATCTTTAATAGGTATTTGCAATACATATCTTTTTGGCTTCTCAACTTCATAACCAAGTACATACATTCGTGCTAATAGGTTTTCAAATGCACCATGAGCCATTTCATTCTTTTCTGGAACATTATAATGAAAATGTTTGCCATTAACAATATAACTAACAAAACTACAAACCTTATTCACATCTTCAAACGCTTCTGCTAATTCTTTACTTACAACTGGTTTCTCAATCTGTACCTTTTCTGCCATGTTTATCTCCCTTAATCAAAAAAACTTATTCATCCAAAATTCTAAATATTTAATCATTCTGTTTCTCCAATTCTTCAACATTAGTTAGTTTCAACTTCTTCAAACCATTAAAATCAAATTTCAGAAATCTCCATTTCATTTTACGAGAACTTCTAGATATTCCTTTGATGTTATTTCTTATTGCATTATCAGCATGTTTTAAAATGGAAACTTTAGTTTTACCAAATCCAATAACTGGTTTTGACTTGCTCCAGCTAACTCTTTTCTTATAAGTTCCATAATTAACATTGTATTTTGCAGTACACCATTCCAAATTATCAACATTATTATTCGATTTGTTTTCATCTTTATGGTTAACCGCAGGTAAGTCATTGAGATTTGGTATAAATGCAGTTGCAACAAGTCTATGAACATATTGTTGTTTGCCATTTATATTAATAGCTTTGTATCCATGACCATTATCAAAAGTTTGTAATTCTTTATATTTACAGTAAGTCATATCTGAATCATCATAATAATCACCTTGTTTTCTAATTCGGCCAAAATTAGAAATTTCAATACAAGAAAATTTTTGTTTTCTTCCATTTTTCGTTTGGCTTATTTTCAAAAATCTTTTTACGATTAAAAATATTTGCAACTAATCTAGTTACTTTCTTTTGATAAACATTTCCGTTTCTAGTCAAACTAACAACAGGTCCGCCGTATTTTCTTTTTAATTGTTTCAGTTCATGCATACCATTACTAAATTGATTAGCAGCATCATTTTTCAATGAAAAAACTTGGCCATTTTCATTTATTAAATATCCATCAAAATCAGGAATTGCCTTAAGATTTGTAGTTTCCATTTTTATTCTCCTGATAATACTCAACTTGTTTTTTTGCTTTCTAAATTCAAAGATATAACATCATCTTCAGTTAATTTAATTGGTATAATTTTGTTTTGTTGAAAAAAAGTAATTGCTCCCATTGAGTGAAATTGTTGATGACAATTTCTACATAATGGCAATACTCTTTTGCCGACATGATTTATTTTGTTTCGGTTAAATCCGCGACCAACCGTATCAATATGATGAATATCTGCATGTGGTTTCCCACAAACTACACAAATGCGATGCAAAAGGCACTCATGAACCAATCTATAATCATTTTGTATTTCGTCAATCACTCTAGTTTTAAACGGAATATCTTGCTTAATGCAGTAATCTATGATGAATGTTAAAAACTCGTTTGCTAATGATTTTGAGCAGTCGCTCATACTGAACCATTTAGGATGTGGCTGTTCCACAATAAACTTGGTTTTCATAATCTCCTCAATCTCTCGTGGAGAATAGCCAAGATAGTCGCTCATATCGCCTAGCATCGCAAAGATTTTTTTGCGCTGGTCAGGTGTTATCCTGCGTCCATCGTCGATAATGAGTTCCACGGTTGGTTGCTTACCGTCTGACCATCTTCGCAATCTGCTTATATCAATATCTTCATCAACATTAAGCGTTACTTGCTTGCCAGTTACTCTCGTTAGTTGTCCAAACATCATAACCACCAGATTAGATAAAGAAAGTTGTAGATGATAATAGAAAATAGCAGGAAACTAACGCCAATGAATCCAATGATTAAAATGATTGATATTAGCGTCATAGCGTCTACAATGCATTTTTTTCCAGTTGTAATTCTCAAAATGTTTTTTTAATTTTTTTCTTTCAACGATCACACCTACCAATCCAGCTACTGCGCCGATTAGCCATAGCCACCAAAGCTTAATCATGAAACTTAGGAATACCAGCATAATCAGTGCAAATAAAATCCCACCGCAACAATTTGTTCTCGAAAACATAATCGCCAAAATTACAAACATAAGGATAAATAACAGCATGCTACACTTCCTTTTCTTCAAACGTGCCTGAACGACTGTCGTATCTAGCAATCGTTACTGGCATTGATATCTTTCGACAAACATCGCAATTCTTAAACTAGCGTCCGCTGTCATCTTGGTTGCTTAACGTCTACAACCTTGATGATTTTTCCGTTTTCGTCCCGATAGACAAAATCGGGAGTGTAACGCCGTCTGCGCCGTTTTTTTACCATTTACGGTAATTCCATCAAGAATGACAAAACTCTCGTGGATTGATACGCTTTTTTTGCGAATTACTTGCATACAATCGATAATATTGCGCTTCAGCTTTGCTATCGAACTTAATTCCATCAATTGTCATTTTCTTTGCGTGATACTTGTTATGACTTTTCTGTAACTGGTTAGTTCTACGTTTCCAGCTACTGATGGACTGTCGATTAACTGTCATAGGCTCTGCTATCAAGCTTGACCACCTTCCCCCATTCAAAAGTGCCGTTGTACTTACCTAAGTGGTTACTGATGATACTAACGATTGAATATGTGGTTTGCTTTCTTTTGAATATTTGTTTATTTTTCAATTCTTCGGACAATTCTTTGAGACCATCGCCACTTGCAATCAGTTCGCCATTTCTATCAAACGCTTCGTAAAAATGAGTGTTAAAAGAATTACGTTCATGTGCTTTAAAATTCGCTGGATATTCATGGTCTCCGATAATCTTTCTTGAAAATCGTTGTACTTCTTTTAGCAGTGGATCATCGTCAGGCACAAAAATCATTGATTTTAGTTTTCTACCCTTGCCGTTTTCGCTAGCATACTTTTCTTCTAGTTTGTGGATAGCTTCGTACCACTCATCTCGATTTGTAATCATCTTTACACCTCTGCTAAAGCTCCGCAGAACTTGTCGATAAAGTATCGTTGCCCTTTTCCTGTAACCATCGGTGTTTTGAAAACTGAAGTTCCGACAACATGCTCCTTGATAATAAATAGATGTTGCTCAACGTATTTTTGTTTTGGCATGTTATGATCCAGTGCATTGCGCTTGATTAAGTAGTCGTTGTTTCGTAGCCATTCAAATAGCCGTTTCTGCCCGATTTTCACACCATTTTGGCTAATGAGCTTTGCTAAGTCGCCGATTAAAATTGCGTTCTTGCTATCAGAAACAGCATCCGCAAACTGTGCTTTTGGTTTCAGCTCATCAATTTGTCGGGCTTGGTTGGCTGCCAGCTGTAAGGCATCAGCCATGTTGCTAGGGACTTCAAATCCACCATTTTGCTTAATTTCTTGCTCCATTTGATTAAAAGCTTGGATATATTTCAACTTAAAATCCATTGCCTTGCTACCTGTAAAGCCAACTGCTAGTAAAGTAAATCCATCTCTATTCATGAAGTACATTGGTTGAGATTGGTTACGATTGTTCTTATAAGTTGATTCTTTAAACATATTTTTCACTGCGCAATTTTGCGCAGTCAGATTTTTAATCTTTTTCATCACATCTCTGTGATTTTTACTGAAAGTTTCCGCAACTTTTAAACTTGTTGTTACCGCTTCTTTATTTTTCATGACTACTAAGTTATCCATTG